CGTTTCCCAACACATATTTAACAGTTGTTAGCACAGTTTGGCACGCTTTTTGTGTGTCCGTGCCAACGAAACGAATTTTAACAAGTCGTTTAGAAAGTTTAACATACGCATAAAGATGCAACATCGCCTGTACTCGCTGCATAAATATTCAACCGCCACAGATGCCACCGATGTTGCATAAATATTCAACCGCCACGATGTCGCCACACACTCCACATATTTAGCTATGCTAAATACGCCATCATCGCCACAGAGGCCAAATAAGCCACCTACAGAGCGTTAAAAAAGACCCTGTGGGCAACAACACCTCACGGGGTCTTACAAGGGCACAGGGGCTTATTCTATAAGGTGAAGCCGTTGCGCAAAAAACAGAGAAAAAAAGAAAAAATTGCCAATTAAGACTTTTTAACAAAAATAATTTGGTGGGTTAAAAAAATCGCTGTATCTTTGCACCGTGATTCAGAAAATTAGTTATTAATTAAAATTAGAAAAAATAAAGGCGTATGGACACAAAGAAGAAAGAAGAAGCACTGTTGATGTTGCTTCAAGTATTGGACATAGCCTGCGACGATATGTGGCATATCGCACAGGGTTTGAACTTAGAACAAAGGAACCTGTTAAATGCCGTAAATGATACGGTTTTATATGCAAGAACCGTGGTTCAAGATGTTCTGATGCAAGATAAGAAAGATGGTCTGTTAGTGAACAATCTACAAGACGAGTTTACACATGTTCTTGATTTCTTATCAGAAAACAGACTGATGACTAAGTTTATCAAACATAAAAGTAAGTATGATGAATAAGAAATAAAAGATTGAGGTGATAGAATCCACCTGTGCAGTTGTCCTTTGGACGGTTATCTGCTTTGTAGTAATTAGCGTCTTTGGTTCTTGCACCACTTCACAGAACGTGGAAGCAAAAGGGCGCACAGTAATAGTAACAACGGACACCACCGTAGTAAATCACGGTGGCTACATTAAGTTTCAAAAGTGATGGAAGAAAGAAACGATTATCAAGAAAACCTGTTTAACGCTTTGACCGCCCTTAATGGTCTTCTACAGACCAAAGAGATGTGCAACGACGACAAATCCGTTATCAAGGTGAACAGATTCCGTAAATGGTTGATAGACCGAATCGAATCTGAAAAGGTAAGTGAGTAACAGTTTATAATAAGTTTAACATTTAAATTTTATCAATTATGTTTAGTTTTAGTAACACATTCAACATGTCTTCTTTTGGTATTGATACCAAAGATTATGAGTACATCAAGTTAGCAGACGTGGCAAAGGGTTCTTCACCCGATGAGATTCACCCTATCAATGGTTTGTACGTTCACGGTTCTGCTTTGGGTGACTCACCTGTCGTTATTGACGTACAGGCTAAAAAGTTGGTCAATATGCCTAAGCACTTGGGCGAAACATTCCGTGAGATTCTAGCCAACACCGAAGCAGTACAGGCAATTAAGGACGGTAAGGTAGGTTACACCATCTACACTTACGAATCACACTCCAAGACCTGTTACGGTATCAACTTCGTTGATATTAAGTAGTATTGAAGTTTCGCACATAGGGCGCACTTATTCTTTTTAGGTGTGCCCTTTAATTTTAAGTAGTTATTGGTATGAATCCTATTGGCTTTAGTGGCAGAACGTTTTCGTTCAACAAAGCCGTAATTAAACAAAGAATCATCGAAGCAAAGATGAGTTCGCCCGAATACAGAGCCGAGATAAGAAGAATCTTTCAACAGGCTAACAGACGTATTCAGAACATCGAATCAAAGGGGCTTGTATCACCCGCAGTTATGGCGTTAAACAAAGGCGATATTAAGGGCTTCACCAAGTTTTCAATGAAACACGATTGGGAAGACCTAAAAGCTGAGTACGCAAAAGCGGTGGGGTTCTTACGTCAGCCTACATCAACCGCCACAGGTGTACGAGAGTACAACAAACATTTGATGGACGCATACGACCTTACAGAAGACGAATTTAATCTGATGGCTGACAAGATACAGGAAAAGTTCTTGTCTGTATCTGATGAAAACTTCGTGGAACAGTACTTGATGAGATACAAGGACTTTACAGGCGAACTTGAAACAGAAGCAGCAGACGTTTCAGACCAAATCGAAACAGACGCTGCAAGGTTGGAACAGGCTATCGAACAGGATTTGGAAAAAGACGCTCAAAATGTGTTGGACTATGCCAACAGTATTAAAAGAGGAATAATTGACACATTAAAGAAATTTGGTCTATAATGAAAAAGAAAAAGAATTTTTGTTTGCACGGTGAAGTCTATTCACCAAAAGATATAATAACCGTCCTTAACTTGGCGGTTGATGATTCGTGTTTACGTGGAAACAACAAAAAACAAAAGTTCTTTGACATTCCTGTCTGCTTCGATATTGAAACCACTTCTTTCTACAAGAACGGTGACGAATACCTGTCCTATGAGCAGTACACCAAATTAGGCGTGAAGTTGGAAAAGTGTTCGTGTATGTATGTTTGGCAATTTGGAATAAACGGTTACTGTATAGTCGGGCGTACTTGGGAAGAATTTACCGAAATGATGAAAACGATTTCTGACTACTTGCAGCTATCAGAAAACAGGCGTTTGATAGTTTACGTTCATAACTTGGCGTATGAGTTCCAATTTATCAGACAACGTTTCACGTGGAACAAAGTCTTTTCAATAGACCTAAGAAAACCGATTTACGCTATCACAGAATCGGGCATCGAATTCCGTTGCAGCTATCTTCTGTCGGGCTATTCCTTGGCAAAGTTGGGCGGTCAACTTATGAAGTACAAATGTGAAAAGATGGTGGGCGACCTTGATTATTCCCTGTTGCGTCACAGTAAGACACCGCTAACAGAAAAAGAAATTGGCTATTGCCTTAATGACGTTAAAGTGGTGATGTGCTACATACAGGAAATGATAGAACGCTACAAGGGAATCACACATTTACCGATTACCAAAACAGGCTTTGTAAGAAAGTATTGTCGCAAACATTGCCTGTACTGTGAAGACGAGTTCGGGAAGACCGCGCAAAATTGGTCTTATATAAACACGATTCACGACCTAAACATAAGCGGTGCTGATGAGTTCAACACGTTGCAAAGGGCTTTTAGTGGTGGCTTTACGCACGCAAATGCGAACCACACAGACGATATTATGACGAACGTTAGCAGCTACGATTTTACAAGCAGTTATCCTTATGTGATGGTAGCAGAACAGTTCCCTATGAGTTCGGGCGTACACGTACAGGTAAAAAGTAAGAAGCAATTTGATTTTTTCCTGTCTGCTTACTGTTGTATCTTCGACATCGAATTTACAAAGATAATGAGTTCACAGGTACAGGACACGCCCTTGTCTGTTTCCAAATGCTTCTACAAAGAAAACGTGGTGGAAAACAACGGTCGTGTATTTTCGGCTGATAAGGTGGTGACTACTATCACGAATGTTGACTATGGCGTGTTTAAAATGTTCTACACTTGGGAAGACGAAAATGTGGTTGATATGTGGTGCTATAAAAAGGCGTATTTGCCCACAGAGTTCGTAAAATCTATTCTTCACCTGTATGCCAACAAGACAACTTTAAAGGGCGTAAAAGGCAAAGAAGTTGAGTATTTAAATTCCAAGGAAATGTTAAACAGTTGTTACGGTATGTGTGTCACCAATCCTTTGCGTGATGAATTTACTTACAACGGTGAATGGGACGTTTCACACCTTACATCGGATAAGATAAATGAAACTTTGGTGAAGTACAACGATAGCAGAAACCGTTTTCTGTTTTACCCTTGGGGTGTATTTGTTACCGCTTATGCAAGAAGAAACCTGTTTACGGGTATTTACGAATGTGGTGATGATTACATATATTCAGACACCGATTCCGTCAAATTGCAGAACGGTGAAGCACACGAACAGTACTTCAAAGAATATAATACGATGGTGGAATATAAACTCAGACAGGCTGCAAAATATCATAAGATAGACTTTGAACTGTTTGAACCAAAGACCATAAAGGGCGTAAATAAGTTGATGGGTGTGTGGGACTTTGAGGGCGTTTACAGTCGGTTCAAGACCCTTGGCGCAAAACGTTATATGGTTGAAGAAGAAGACGCTTTGACCGTTGGCGGTAAAAGTTACCCTGTATCTCTGACAGTAAGCGGTGTGAACAAGAAAAGCGCTATTCCGTGGTTACTTGAAACTTACGGACAAGACGGAATCTTTGAAGCATTCACCAACTATTTGGCGATACCGCCACAGGCTACAGGCAAGAACATTCACACCTATATTGACTATGAGCAACAGGGCGTGTTAACTGACTACACAGGCGAACAGGGCGATTTTCACGAACTTTCGGGCGTACATCTTGAAGCCACAGGCTATTCACTTTCGTTGTCTGTTATGTATTTAAACTTTTTAATGGGTATCAAATTTAAAGATTAAAGAAATGTTTGGAAAGAAAAGTAAAAAACCACAGTATTACAGTCTGTCAGCTATTCTTGAAAAGAATGCTGATTACAACATCATTTTCGGTGAACGTTCCAACGGTAAGACTTATGCGTGTTTGGCGTATATGATTATCAACTACGTTAAAACAGGTGAACAAAGCGCATACGTCAGACGATGGCGTGAAGACTTGAGGGGAAAACGTGCTGAATCCCTGTTTGCAGGTCACGTTGCAAACGGCTTTGTTACACAGGTAACGAACGGTAAGTACAATGAAGTATTTTATTTATCGGGTAAATGGTTCTTGTCATACTACGATAGCAACAAGGGCAAACGCTTCCCCGATGATAAGCCGTTCTGTTATAGCTTCTGTCTGTCAGAACAGGAACACGACAAGTCAACAAGTTACCCGATGATAACTACAGTCGTGTTTGATGAGTTCATCACAAGGCGTTATTATTTGCCCGATGAATTTATGTTATTTATGAACGTACTTAGTACGATTATCAGAAACCGCTCAAACGTCCGTGTGTTTATGCTTGGTAACACGGTGAACAAGTTCTGTCCGTACTTTGGTGAAATGGGTCTGAATAACATACAGTCGATGCCACAGGGAAATATCGACCTGTACCGATTCGGTGAAGACGGTGCAACGGTGGCGGTGGAATATTGCGACACCTTGGAAAAGGAAAAGCCGTCAAACAAGTACTTCTGCTTTGGAAATGAAGCCCTACAAATGATTATGGTCGGTAAATGGGAACTTGCAGTTTATCCGCACTTACCAAAGAAGTACAAGCCAAAGGACGTGCTTTTCACTTACTTTATAGAGTTCAACGGTACGGTGTTACAGGCAAACATCATACAGGTAGATGATGAATGTTTCACCTACATTCACGCCAAAACGACACCTATCAAGGACACCGACAACAGTTTGATTTATTCGCTTACGATGAACGGAAAACCGAACTACAAAAGAAAGTTGATAAGTACTGCAACGGAACTTGAAGCCAAGGTCGCCCGATTCTTTGCAACCGATAAGGTTTTCTATCAGAACAACGAAATCGGGGAAATTGTACGTAATTATATTATGACAAGCGCAAAAAATAATATTTTGAGCGTTAAATAATAATGTAAATCTTGCTTAGATACGAATTTTTATTCGTATCTTTGCAAAAGATTTAAACTTTAGTAAATGAAGAAATTAGATAATATCTATACGCATTATCAAGCACAGGTGAAGACCAAGGACGTTGCAGTAACGTCTTTTATGGAACATACTTTGACTATTACTCAGTCGATGTTCAAATACGATGGTCTTCCCGACACTATCCCACAGGTGGAACTTGAACGCCTGTTACAGGAAAGCGGAAACTGTGCAGTCGCAAAGGTCGGTGAAGACCTCTACGCCCTTGGCGGTTCTACAGGTGGCGAACTTGACGCATACGGTCGCCCTGTTGACTACATCGTGGCAAACCCTTGGTTAAAGTTAAACAAGACGTACAGAATAGGTTCTGATTGCGTACTGATGAAGAACGACACCAACGGTCAAAGCCTGTTGCCTATCATCGGCAAATTTGCGGTTCTCTACACGGACGGTCTTATTTCGTTGAATACGGCTTCAATTCTGACACGTATCACTATGCTGATAAGTGCTTCTGATGACAAGACCAAACAGAGTGCAGACGAGTTCTTGAAAAAGATTCTGAATGGCGATTTTTCAGTAATCGGTGAAAACAGTTTCTTCAAGGGCGTATCAATGCAGACCGCCAACGTTTCAAATAGCCAATATATAACACAGTTGGTGGAACTCGTACAGTATTACAGGGCTTCAATGCTTAACGAACTTGGCTTGAACGCCAACTATAATATGAAACGTGAACGTTTGAACCTTGGTGAAGTTTCAATGAACGTGGACGTGCTTTTGCCTTATGTTGAAAATATGCTTAATAGCAGACGTGAAGCACTCGCACAGGTTAATGAAATGTTCGGTACGGACATCAAGGTAGATTTAAATTCTTCTTGGAAGTTGGAACACGAAAACTTCTTGGCGTTGTCTAAGGACATAGAAAAGGTCGAAACTGAGGAAACAGAAGAAACCAAAGAAACAGAAGAAAAAGAAGAAACTTCTGAAACAGAAGAAAAAGAAGAAACCAAAGAAACAGAAGAAAAAGAAGAAAAAGAAGAAACTTAATTCGTTATAGCGTATGTTATTAAAAGAATTATTCATCGGGGAAAACCAACTTTTTAGCGTAATATTTAAAGAACGTTACCCCGAAATTTATGCTGAGATATTCGGGGGAACAAAGCCCGATACCTTTTCTTTGGTGAAGTTCGGAAACAGAACGGTTCTTGATTCAATCACAGAAGCCAACTGCAAAGACTTTACAGGCGCGGTTCTTGATATGTGTGTAGATACGTTCAAGAATCAGTTTGAAGTCTTCACAAAGAAGTACGATTTTCTGAAACCTGTGCTTCAAAGTACATCAACCGACAAGACCGTTACCGTACAGGAATCAAACACGGACGGAATCACAAAGAGTGATAAGGCGTTCAACGATGATGGCTTCAAGGACGATTCAAAAGAAGACAAGTCAAACGACAAGAACCGTACTGAAACGGAAAAGGGCACAGTTGAACGTACAGGCTTCAACGGTAATGTAACACAGGCTATGTTAGACGAATATCGTGCCCGATTGATGAACGTCCGTGAAGACATCATCAACACTTTAGTAAGTTATTTAACATTAAGTATTTACAAATAATTAATTATTTTAAAATGGAAGTAAAACAGATTTATGAACTGATTAATTCAGTAAGCGGTGAAGTTCTTGGTAAGACTGACATCGTAGCAGAAGACCTTACAGGCGTTGTTGACCTTGGTACAGAAGTATTCAATCAAGGTGCAGTTGACAACTACGTGAAGTCACTTGTAAACCACATCGGTAAGGTTATTTTCGTTAACCGCCCTTATGCAGGCAAGATTCCGTCTGTACTGATGGACGCTTGGGAATTTGGTTCTGTACTTGAAAAGATTTCCGCTGACGTTCCACAGGCTACAGAGAACGACACTTGGAATCTTACAGACGGTCAAGAGTACAAACAGGACATTTTCCACAAGCCCGTTGTGTCTGCTAAGTTCTTCAACTCTAAGGTAACTTTTGAAGTACCTGTTTCTATCACAGAACGACAGGTCAAGGAATCTTTCAGCAGTGCAGCACAGTTGAACGGCTTCTTGTCTATGATTTACTCAGCAGTTGAGAAGTCTATGACCATCAAGACAGATGCGCTTATTATGCGCACTATCAACAATATGGTGGGTGAAACACTGTTTGCTGATGCAGCAGCGTTCACAGGCACAGGCAAAACCGTGAACTACGGTTCAAATTCAACTGTAAGATGTGTGAACCTGTTGTATCTCTACAACAAGGCAAAGGGTGCAACTTTGACCGCTGACAAGTGTTTGACCGATGGCGATTTCATTCGCTTTGCTTCTTATCAGATGGGCTTGTATGCAGACCGTTTGCAGTCTATCTCTACACTCTTCAACGTTGGTGGTAAGGAACGTTTCACCCCAAACGATTCGCTTCACACCGTCCTGTTGTCTGACTTTGCAAAGGGTGCACAGGCGTACTTATACGCTGACACCTACAACAAAGAACAGGTTCTGTTGCCAAACGCTGAAACCGTTGCTTCTTGGCAAGGTACAGGCAAGGACTACGGCTTTGCTCACACTTCTGCTATCAACATCAAGACAAGCGGAAACCACGACATCAGCATCGGTGGTGTGCTTGGTGTGATGTTCGACCGTGACGCACTCGGTGTTTGCAATCTTGACAAGCGTGTAACTACCAACTACAACGCAAAGGCTGAGTTCTTCAATAACTATTATAAGTTCGATGCAGGTTACTTCAACGACACCAACGAAAACTTTGTTGTGTTCTTTGTAGCCTAATTTTGGACGGTGGCGCATTCTTACGGTGTGCCACCGTTTCAGAACGTGAACGCCATTATTCAAGGAATCGTGAATTTGCACGGTTCGGTAACTATAAAAGTGCAGAACTATGAACGTACTGTTTTATAAATACAATGGTCAACGCAATAAGATAAACAAGGTTCTTGGCGACCCTGTTACTATCACAGGCAAAATTTCCGAAATGGACTTCTTAACGCCTGTTATTTGCGTTCGTTGTAAGGTCGATGACTTTACGATGTGCTACGTTGAACCAATAGGGCGTTATTACTTTATTGATTCAGTAAGATATGACGGTGACAAGGCTTATTTGTATTTGTCCTGTGATTCTCTGACTACATTCAAAGAACAGATTCTTGAAGCAACAGGCGAGATTTACGCCACCGATTCACCGCACAAGTACGATGGTGACTACAAGCCTGTCTGTGATGTAAGAACACAGAAAGAAAAGATTCCGTTCCCTTTGAATGAATTAACGGACGATGGTTCGATAGTTATGATAACAATTAAAGGTAATAGATAATGGCTTCTACATACAATTTAACTTATAATTTTACACGTTGCACGAACAACGGTTCAAGTGATACATATACAAACGACTTTGTAACCTATTCGATATTAAAAGCAAAAGCCGTTGATGGTTGTTACTTTGTAGAAAATGACGGTGAACATAACTTCTTTATCTACAACGGAAATCAAAAATTTGCACTTAATGTTGAAAAGGTTTCAAGTGCTGATGACCAAAAGGTTATTGATGGCGAGTTAACAGGTATCACAAGCGATGGAAAGTATTGTTGCAGACGAGTTCGTTTAAACGAAACTATTAAAGGCGATGTTAAAGTAACATTTAACGCCACAGGTGGTTCACCTGTTGAACCTTTAGCAGTTACAAACAAAGTTCAACACACCACCTACAAAATAGAAGTACAGGGCGACAACACGGTAATAACTTTGACCTGTGATAGTGGTTTTACCTTTGACGGTGTGCCGACCGTAACTTACGGTGCAGACCCCGAAGACCCATTCGCAGACACCACCACGGAAAATATGATAGTTTCGGGTAACGTTGCCACATTCTCACTTGCGACCGCTTCTTACGGTGGTTCTGCTACCTTGGACGGTAAAACCAAAGCGAGTGAACCGCCAACACCGCCAACACCTACAGAACCAACGGTGACGAACAACATAACAGACGCTACAGAATCACACACCGTGGACGGTTCTTCTGTGACTGTGAACCTGTCTTCTAAAAAGGTGATGTTAAACGTGTCCTGTGCCTACGTTGCCACAGATGGAAGCAATAAGAACGTACCTGTAACTGTTAACGTTGTAATCAAAGACGTTGCAGACACGGACACGGCTACGTCAAACGCTTCTGTTACTTTGCCCGATGTTGACTTCAACCACCCGATAGTTATCACAGGCGAAACAAAACAGGCTATGCGAATAGACTACAACTTGTCGGGGTGTACGCCTGTAACAAAGCCCACATACTGTTTTGTAGGCGAACCGCTTACCATAACGTTAAATGCTGATAGTGGAAACATCTTTGATGATGTGCCAAAGTGTACCATAACAGGATATAACAGTTTAACAGGTAGTCGTGTAGTACAAATGACTATAAGTGAAGACAAGTTGACTGCAACAGGTACAATAACACCAACGGTCGGAAGTGCTGATATAGACGATTGGTTTATAATTGTTGACGGTGTGGCAAACCCACAGACAACACCGACAAAGAAATATGGTTTTATCAACGCTTATGTGTTGAATGAACAGAATCTTGAAGACTTTGCCACCGCTCGTTTTGTACCATACACAGGTGATTCGGCAAGTACGAAAGAAGACCCGATTTCTTACGACCTTGGCGACTACGTGAACAGGGTCAAAAGATTCTTCTTCCCTGTTGAAAAAGGTTCTACGTCAAAACTGATGTGCGGTAACTTCCAAGTAGATACAAACGTGTTCAACTTGGCTTCAGATACAAAGGTGATTTCATTCGGTTCTGTTGACATTCCAAACGTCACACAAAGCACGGCTGACTATGATACAGACTTGAATATGTTTGTACCTTTCATCGGTCTTGAAACGTTGCCTGTTGACCTTATAGGACACACCGTTGCACTTGAACTTAGGGTCAACTTACTTGGTGGCAGTGGTGTCTATGTGTTGACCTGTGAAGACAGAATCGTATATATGAAAGAAGTTGAACCGTGCAGCGATGTTCTTTTCAGAACTCAGAAACAAGAAGTAAGAGTGTTTGGCGGTTCAAAGTTCAATTCAACTTACCTTATGGGCTTGACACCTTACATCGTTCTGCAAAAGAAGACCATAACAAGTACAGGCGTTGAAACCGCTTCTTCACGTCTGACTAAGGTCAAAGACGTTGTAGGTTTTACAAAGTTGGTGAACGTCAAATTTGCCGACACTTCAAATATGCTGATGGATGATGTTAACACTATTATAAACATTTTGCGCAACGGCTTCACCTTATAGAATAAGCCCCTGTGCCCTTGTAAGACCCCGTGAGGTGTTGTTGCCCACAGGGTCTTTTTTAACGCTCTGTAGGTGGCTTATTTGGCCTCTGTGGCGATGATGGCGTATTTAGCATAGCTAAATATGTGGAGTGTGTGGCGACATCGTGGCGGTTGAATATTTATGCAACATCGGTGGCATCTGTGGCGGTTGAATATTTATGCAACATCGGTGGCATCTGTGGCGGTTGAATATTTATGCAGCGAGTACAGGCGATGTTGCATCTTTATGCGTATGTTAAACTTTCTAAACGACTTGTTAAAATTCGTTTCGTTGGCACGGACACACAAAAAGCGTGCCAAACTGTGCTAACAACTGTTAAATATGTGTTGGGAAACG